TTATTCCGCCTTTAAATCCTTAACGTACATCCATCCGGTAACATCAGTACCGATACCTATCAGCGCTTCCTTGCCGTCCTTTGACATCGTGATAACGTCAAAAATCGTCGTATAAACAAACGGATACGGTTCTGTACCATCAGAAAAAGTAGCACCGGCATTGACCTTAACCTTACCGCCAACCTTTACCGTCTTAACATCTGCTGACGGTGCCGGCTGATCGGCAGGATAAAGATCTGATATGTACATCCAGCCTGTCCACTGAGCACCTATACCGATACGGGCTTCCTTGCCGTTGCGTGATATCAGCTGTACGTCATAGACGGTGTTGTAGACTTCCGCAAAAGGTTTCGTGCCGTCTGAAAATGTTGCTCCTGCCTTTACTCTGACCTTGCTTCCTACTGTAATAGTCGTGCTTGTGGGCTTCTTTGCTTTGTAAAAAGACTTTTCGCCCATTAAGTATGGCAGAGGATCTACATACTGCGTACCGTTGTTAATGTCAAAATGCAGGTGTGTGCCATAGGAGTAGCCTGTATTACCTTCCATACCTAGCACCATACCAGCCTTGACTTTCTGACCGACCTTGACCTTTATGCTGTTTTTAACAAGGTGCAGATATCGGCTGTATACGCCGCTCTCGTGCTTTAGTCTCACGAAGTTGCCCGCCGTATATACCTTATCGTCAAAGCCGTCTACGCCGTCCTGCACAGCCACAACCTCGCCGTCTGCTACAGCAATTGCACAGCAAGCGTGACCTGCGTCATTGATAAAGTCCATACCATGATGCGTACTGTAAGACAGCTCCCGTGTGCCGTAGTCCGCTGTACAGTATTCTGATTTGCTTTCCAGCACATGATACTTTAAATTGTACTTTCCACTCATATTATTCTTCCTCGCTTTCGCTTTTGTTTTTAATCTGCTCCATAATGCTTGTAAGTTTCTTCGGCACGGGAAGCCCCAGTGCGGCGGCATTCTCGATAATGCTGATACCCTCGTTTGCCATGTAGAACAACATCACGGCCGACATTGCGGCGGGAGTTCCGCCGAGTATGTATGTATCGGCGATGTGACCGACCGCAACAAATACCAGTATCAGAAACTTCTTTGCCAGACCTCTGAAACCGACTTCTGAAGATAATCGCTTTTCTATGACCGCCACAATCACACCTGTGATATAGTCCAGTGCCATAAACGCTATCAACGCCCAGAACAGCCCGTTCACCTCGCCGTACATAAAGCCTAAAACTGCCCCGACAGCACCTGCTATGCTGTCAATAATTATCTGTATCTTGCTCATTTTTTCGTCCTTTCTGCCTATTCGGCGCTGTTTGCTTCTTCTTTTCCCTGCTTTGCGAGTATTACGAGAGCTTCCTCACTATCGTCGGGAATCACCCTCGCTCCCTGCATAACTGCGTCCTCAGTTTCGATGCCACCGAGGACAAACGTTCCGTCCGGAAATATCTGCATTTTCATCACCTACGCTCTCTACCTACGCTCTCTTGTTAGTGTATTTTATCATAAACGACAGGGTTTTTGTTCCTGTCAGTGACATCGTAACGGTGCCGTTTTCGATTTTTAGATGTTCAACAGAATCGCCGACCGTCAGCACATCTCTGTCATAGGCGGTCACACTTGTCAGCGTCAGCACTATTCGATTTCTGATAGGGCTTGCGTTGTTGTCATAGTACGGCTCAATCTCTACCTGATTGTAGCCTTCGCCGTATGTGGCATAGTCAAAACTTTTGGGCAATTCTGACGTTACAGTGCCATATATAACTATATCCGTATCACACATCCACGCTCGCCATATATTGTCGTCACACCAGCGTGTGTACGACCGCTTTCTGGTAGCGGACGTGTACCTTTGGACGCTGTTAAATGCGTCGGCATTTACATAGCGGATATTGTCAACAGTAAGCTCAAAAGGCTCATTTGCAGACACGGGGCGATTTGATATATTCTGTGCGGATGCCGATGCGCAGAAATACCGCTGACTCTTGCCTTTGTCTAATGCCGTGTTCAGCATAATGTCGTTCAGGTCAATCACCTGTCCGGTTATTTCTGTAGCTTTGAGGTAATCCTTGCTATCGAGTTCGGAAGCCGTAACCGCCCCGACTTCTTCCGCTGTATACACAGGCTTGCTTTCAGCCTTTGCCCAGTACGATATTTCGTCTGATTTCAGATACGCCGACAGGTTAACCGATATTGTACCGCTGTCCGATACGTTAATGTTATCGCCTATCTTAACTCCGCCGAGCGTGTCAGCAGTTGCAGAGGGAAGCACATAGCCGACACCCCCGTCAGCTGTCAGCTTTCCTGCAATATGCAGGTTGCCTCTTATATCAAGCACCATAGCATCCGATCTGTACGCTTCATTTTCATCGGAAGATGTATTCCATCCGTTACCTACAACAAACAATCCTTTGCTTGTTTTATTCCACTTGCCTATTGCGAACATTTCATCTCCTGCCACCGTCCCCCAGCCGGAAGCGTGAGAGCTGATACCGCTCGCAACCGTATTATGACCCTCGGCATGAGAATAACTGCCTGTTGCACGGCAATTCTCGCCCTCTGCATGCGAGCTCTGACCGCTCGCCACACAGCCTGTCCCTTCGGCATGACAGGACGGATTTGACGCTACAGTGTTGCTCCCTTCCGCATGGCTGTACGGAGCGTTAGCTGTAGTCTTATATCCTTCGGCATGAGAATAGTACGCTGATGCAACATTATTTTTGTAGTCGTTGAACACCTCGCAGTTTCTGTCGGTATCGGTAAACTTGCCGACACCGCCGGCATTACCGGTAGTAATTTTGTTGTTTATGATTTTCTGTGTATTTCCTGCCGTTGCCTTGTTCAGTACATTAAGCACCTTCAACTTTTTGTCACCGCAGACATAGCTTTGCGTATGCTTGCCGTTTGCGTACTCGTCCGTGATCTCTGTTATGACCGTTTCGTACTCCACTCCGTCAATGCAAATAGATACCTTCTGCGCAAGCTCAGGTTCGGCTTCGTCATCCATAAACAGCGGTTCTATCTCAAAATCATCAGATACCACATATTCTTCCGCCGCCTTAAGTGCGTATCTGTCTATCTCGGCTACACTGTCGGTATCGACATCAAGCACAACCTCTTTACGCTTTACTCCGCTTGCGGTATCATCAGGGCGCTTTACGCATTTCACTGTAACAGCATCGCCGCTGCCGACAACAGCATATATAGCGTTTTTGTATGCCGATGTTCCGTCCTTGCGTGTATAACTTTTTATGTTATACCTGCTCTCGTCTATGATGATAACAGGCTTGTCCTCACTTGATTCCATGTGCGGATTGTAGTTGTCGCTGTCTTCCGCATTGTCATCTATAATCAGCCGCATATCGTAAAAATGCGTCTTGCAGTTTTTTAACAAATTAAAAATCGCCGTGCTGACAGGCTCAAGACGTGTCATGTAGCGGTCATTCTGTATGCCTGTAAGCGGCGGGTCTGCGTTGATCTGATTTACGGGCATCGTTATACCAAACATACCGTATATCTGTCTGTCGCTGTCTGTAGCGTTAACGATATTGTAGTTGATGATGTCAGAGATACACGAAAATGTAGTGCCGCTCGTGACATAGTAGCCGTATGTCCCTTTGTCCTGCTCTTCTTTCGGAAAAAGCGTGACACGAAGCGCAAACAGATACTTCAGGTCATATCCCGTGATAGCTATTTTATCATCCTTCTTTTCGATGTCCGTAACATAAAGAAATATTCCACTTACTATACGCTTAGTCGGGTCGCTTGCTATATATGTCTGGCCAAGCTTTTCTCCGACTATCAGCATACGGTCATGCTGTATACAGCCGGCTTCATCTGCGTGTGTGGGTATTGTCATCTCGAAACTGCCGATGTCGTATGCTCTGCGTGTATACTTGAAACTTTCGACATCAGATACGATGCCGACAAGATTCTGCGAGAATTTCGGCTTCCGAGCCGATAAAAAATCGTATACTCTAACTATCATCAGATACTCCTTACATAATCAAAACGCACCAGCTTTACTTTTATCGTACCCGCTGTCGCAATGTTCTTTACCGATAAAGTGTTATTGCCGGGATAGATATACTGCGATGTTGACTTTATCAGGTCGATGCCAGAACGCTGTGAATACGGTATATATACCTTGCCGAGAAGTCCCCAGTCGATGTTTATCACATCACTTGTGCTCAGGTATTTTGTCAGCTGAAGCTCTCCTGTGGCGCTTTTGTATGTCCCTTGTGGCTCTTTGCCGTAGACGCTCATGCTGTTGTACGACACAGGCATTTCACGTCCCGAAAGCGTAATTATAGCTGAATGCGTGTCTGTGCCTGACATGCTGACAGGTGCCGTTATGCTGAGCATAGCCGGCACTTTGTCCTCCGTCTGTGCTGTGAAATTTACCGACTGCGTTTTTCCTGCAGCGGCTGATACCTCCACATCTTCCGCCTTTACACGCCAGAACGGAACGTATGACAGGATCGTTATTTTTGCTGTGCATAACACTCCGACTTGACGTTCTACCGCAGGAAGCTCACTGACAACGCCCTCAATCTGATATGTCTTGCCGGCGCTGTTCGTGTATTTCAGCGTACCTTCAACGCCGCCGGGAAAGTACCGCAGGAGTTTTCTGCGAAGCTCGTACATCGTAGCCGGCTTTCCGCTGCGAGGAAGCAGAGCGATTTCTGCGATGATAGTACGGATATTTGCTTTTGCGCCGTAAAATCCCGCACCGTCAAAGCCTACACGCTCGGAGCTGTCATGCTTATATCCGAGCGCATTTCCCTCAAAGCTAAGCAGGTGAAGCGGTATGTACCCGTCCGCATCGGATGATGTGTTGACATTGTCTATCGTTACTGCCGTGCCGAGAACGGTTGAAAATGTGATTTTCTCCATACTTTATACTTTTCTCCTATCTGATTACAATATCGTCCATCAGTGCGTCCTTGACCGCCTTTGTTATCTGAGCCATTGTCAGAGCCGTACCGATAAGGTTAACATTCGCCGTATTATTCCGTGTATTATTGTTGTTCACGATACTTTCAACGGTTTTTGAGCCGTCAGCCATAGCCGACATTATCTGCTGTACGGTTTTCAGACTTTCGTTGATTGCGCTGATCTGATTGTTGTAACTTTTCTGCTCGCTTTCATACTTTGCGTTTGCGGCATCCTTACGAGCCTGTGCGTTTCTCTGCCAGTTCTTTTCTGCCTTATCATCGTACAATCCCTGTAACTTTTTCTCCATCTGCTCACGGGAGAATTCGTCAAGCTGACTGTATTTAAGCTGTGCTTTAACTTCGTTTATCTGCTTTTCAAGGTCGTTGTCCTCATTCAAACGCTTGCGGGCTTCGATTTCATCGTCAATCGCCTTTATCGTAGCGTCACGCAGTTCTTTCTTTGCTTCAAGTTCACGCTTTATGAGGGCTATCTTCTTGTCCGCTTCGGTTTTGTATGCCTCAGAAGCCTTTTTATATTCGTTGTCTGCACTGCTTGTACTGCTCTTTTCGGACGAATTCCCGGTACTGCTGAAACTGCCAGCTTCCATATAGTTATCGAAGTTGTCATACATTGCCTTCAGTGCATCACGCTTGAGCCTTAGATCCTTTTTTGCTTCCCATTCCTGCTGATCGTAGTATGAGTTAATATTCGGTGTGCCGGACGTGCCGATCGTCGCATCGTACTCGGCTATCTGTGATGCAAGCTTTGCCTTTGCAAGCTCTTTGTACGCTTCTGTATTCAGCTTTATCTTGCCTGTTTCGTTGTCAAGACTGATACACTGCGTATACCCTGCGTCTATAAGCTTCAGCATAGTGTCATAGGATATATTGCCGTTCTTCCCCTGCTCTGCGTAGGCGGAAGCCAGTTCGTTAAGATTCTTGACGAGTGTCGATGTGCTGTCGGCAAGTTCTTCGGTGGTTTTTATGTTATTGTTTTTGGTCTCGGTGTTTTCTTCGGTTTTCTTTGCTGATTTTTCAATTGAATCAGTTAATTCGTCAACAGAAACTTTGGCTTTTTCTATTTTCTGTGCTTCATCTTCATACTTAATCCATAAATCGTTGTAATTTTTATAGGCTTCCGTTGCTTCGAGATTTGCTTCTTTAAGCCTTGTTACAACATCTTTATAATAATCGGCTCGCTGACGAGCAGTTCCAGTTACTTGATCGTACAAATTAGCATCGCCAAAAAGCGGATAAGTTTTATATGCTCCTCTGCCTGTACCTTCGTGATCTTTGTGTGTGGCAATTGTTATTTTGCTCACGGCACTCATATCCTCGTCAGAATCTGCACTGTGAACATCATCATAGTTTCGCTTTGCATCAGAGGACGCTAATTCATCGTAATACGATTGTGCTTTTGCTAATGCTAACTCTTTTTCCTGCCTTGTTGCTTCTTGCAGTTTTTCGATATTATCCTCATATTTTCCGTTTACGAGATCAAGCTTTTCAGCTGTAGTGCTGTACGTATCATTCAGCTGTTTTTGTAATGACTGGAGTTCCTCTGTTTTCTCTGCCGCTGTGCCTGTGCTATTACTAATGGTCTTATAGCGTTCAAGCACATCTGATAGTTCATCTGCCTTGTCTTTCGCTCCGTTCGCCGAATCTTTCAATTCATCTATTGACTTTTTTGCATCATCCGATGCGGAAGTAAACGCAATTGTGTCAACCACTAATGTAGCTAACAACGAAGCCATAAGCACATACGGATTAGCCGCACCAGTTGCATTAAAAGCTTTTTGTTTGATTGTCGCAAGTTCTGTCGCAATGCCAAACTCTTTTATTCTCAAGACCGTTGTGCTTATAATATTGCCAATTCCTATAGCGACCTTAAACGTACCGAGAGCCACAGCCCCCGCTATTATCACTTCCTTGAAGTCAAGACCTACAGAGATAGCCTGCTTTAGGAAAGCAATAAGGTTTTTCAGCAGTACGCCTACTCCCTGCGCCCATCTGTCAAGTGTTCCGTCCTCCTCCCATTCTGCTAAAAGATCGGACGCCTCCTGCAATGCCGACTTCACCTCTCCGAATGCGCCCTCGCCCATTTTGCGGAAGAACTCGGATATGTTATCCTGCAAGGTACTAAGCATACCCTGCATAGTTTCGGATTGCTTCTCCATCATTCCCGCAAACTTGCCGTCACCCGTTGTAAGCCCAGTTATAGCCTTGTTCAGATCGTCTATGCCGACCTTTCCTGCGGAAACCATCTTGGAAAATTCTTCACCTGTCACGCCTATGCTTTCGGCAAGCGCTGTCTGAAGCGGTACACCTGCCTCCGTCATCTGCATAAGTTCTTCACCGGTGACCTTGCCCTTTGCAAGCATCTGACCGTAAGCAAGCGTTATTCTGTCCATTTTTTCGGCGTTACCGCTTGCGAGATCTCCGAGCTTTGTCATAGTATCGATAAGATTGCTTTCGTCCACACCGTAGCTCATCAGAAGCGAACCGCCGGAGATTACGTTTTCAAGCGTAAGCGGCGTTTTTGCGGCGAAATCCCGCATTTTCTCTATCATAGCCGACGCTTTTGACGCAGAACCGAGCATAACCTCGAGAGATGTCGTGTACTGCTCCATTTCGGCGTTCGAGCCTATCAGCAGATCCCACAGCTTTTTACCGCCGTAAGCCGCAATAAATCCGGTTATCAGCGTTTTCATCTTTTTCATCTCATCGGACACGCCGGAAACGCCTGACTTCTGTTTTTTCAGCTCGCTTGTGGTTTCTTTCAGCTCGGTTTTCAAGTCGATCTGTTCAGCTTTAAGTTGTGCGGCTCTGGTGCGTGCCTTGTCAATCTCCTTTTCAAGCTTCGACATCCGGGCTTTCTGTTCTTCTGTAGCTGTGCCGTTTTCTTTTTCGGCTGTTTTCAGCTGATCAAGCTCTTTTTCGTATTCCTTAGCTTTTTTATTTGTGTCTGCAATGGCTTGCTTATTGAGTTCAAGGGCTTTGTTAAGCTCGGTTATCTGTGCTTTTATCTCCTGCACGCCCTTGGAGAATTTCGTACTGTTTGCCCCAAAATTCGCAGTAAGTTCCTGTGCCATTATTTTTTACCTCTCTTTTCCCACAGTTCTTCTATTTCGTCACGGAAGCGGTTTTCCGCAAGCTCCGTGATTACTTTCTTCTTTGATATAAGTGCCGCTCTGATGTGCGAGTATGACTGCACAGCGCCTATTTTTCTGCCGAGCTTATCCCTGCCGCCTTTCTTGCGACTTTTCTTGCCCGGTCTGCCAAACTCGATAATCACGCTTTCAGGATGCGCTTTAATTGTAGCTGTGTCATATCCGGCTTTCACCTTATACAGCTTGCCTGTTTTCGTTATCTGTTTCGTCAGCAATGCGCTAAGCTTTGTTGGAGAGCCGTCTTTATTCGACCTGCCCTGCAGCATTCGCCGTTCTTCGTCTATCAGTTCATCGCCGACTTCTTCAAGAATTTCGGGGATAATCTTGTTGTTCAGCTTGCTATCCATTTCGTTTACTACTTGAATGAGATCTTTAAGGTCCATTCCGGACAAGTCAAGAGTGAATAAATCATCGGACATTTTATCGCTCCTTTCAGAAATTTGGGTATAAAAAATCCACCCCTTTCGGAGTGGATTTTTTATATTCAGTTGTATTTTATTCGACTGTTATATTTGGAGAAACTCTCAAAACGCTACTACAGTTATTACACTTGAATTCATGCGATAACGAAATACTTTTTGCGTTTGTGACGTAATAGCCTTTTTTGCAAACCTCACATTTTATTTTTTCGCCTTTTCTTAATCGTTCGATGAGATTATATCCATTTTCCATTGATGTAACCGCCTTTCTTCCAATTAAATTCCGGATAATTATCTTTAGCAAGTTTTATAATATATCTCTTTTCAGCAACGGTCAGCGGTCTACCCGTCAAGAACATTTTTTCTTTAGCAAAGCAAACCGCTTCAGCCCATTGGTTTTGACCTATGCCATAATATAAATGTGTAGTTTCGTGTATCACCGTCTGTGCAGCCACTCTTTCATTCGCAATATTACGAGCATACAGCCTGATGGAATTTCCTTGTTGCATTCCTCTGTTAGTATGACGTACTTCGGAATAATCGAAGATCGGTTTAACACCTTTTTCTGATAATTTAGCCAAAGCATCTCTGCCAACACTTGATTTTTCCATTAAATCAACTACATTCTGCAATTCAAAATTAGAATTTTCAGAATTATTGGACACCTCGAAAACATCGGTAGCTTTTGCATAATTTATTATACTACTCTCTGTCAATTTGTCAACATCTTTTTTGCCGTTGTCAACCCCGCTACCGCTTGTAAACCTACCCGTGTGCGGATCGTGGTTATGGTTATATCTGAGCAGTATCCCTATCTCTTCAAGACACCTCTGTTCCATATCGACGAGGAAAAGGTCGTACCTGTCGCTGTGGCATAATTCGATTATACCGAAATATCCTTGTATCAGTGTCATTTTATCAGCTTTCCTATGACTATAGCCCCTGCTATCATAAAATCTTCCTTTATTCTTTCCATAATATCCTCCTAATACTGCACAAACACGCCGCAATCGCCGTTGAGTATCTCCTGCTGAAGCAGATACACCGCATTTATCAGCGATACCACCATATCGACCTTGCCTGCGGAGCGCTTCTTATTGACGTACTTGTTCAGATTTGTGTCCTCTGTACATCTTGCGTTGCTGAAATTTATTTCAAGCAGTTCATTCTTTGCGAAAACGACATTTCCTGTGAGTATCTGTTCTTTGAGCCACTTTGTCGGAGCGTGAAGCACGCTTGAATGCTGTCGTATCTCTACGCACTCTATCGGATTATCGGCGCTTTCGAGCTTCTGCACCGTTGATAGTGCGTTCCAGCGGTCAAAGCCGAGCTGAGCTATTATAACGCCGTACTTCTCTTTCAGCGTCAGTATGTAGTTTTCCACAAAGCCGTAATCTATGATATAATCGCCGCACGCAAAGCAATCACCGTTTGCAATATGCGTCTTGTAATTAACGTGTTCCTTTACCGATTTTTCCTCAACCTTTTCGGCAGGAACAAACGCTACCGATTTAACATATATCTTGCCCTCGTGATAGCATATCATAGCGAGCGCCGTGTTATCCTCTGTCTGAGAGAGGTCGAGTCCGAGATAGACTATCTTACCCCGCCAGAATTCGTCAGGCACGTCCTGTGAACAGTTCTGCACGGATATGAGATCAACATATCCCTCACTGCCTACGCCCTTGTATTGAATATTGCAGTGCTTGCAGAGAAAGTTCTCACGCTTGCTTTCGTACAGCACGGCAAGCTGGCGGTTGTCTTTCAGTTCCGAGAACAGATCCGCATTATCAACAGCTACAGGGTTTGACTGATACAGCACACTGTCGTTCGTCTTCCAGTCGGGTACAAGCTCAATATCTGGCTCATACAGCAGTGCAAAATATTTCTTGCCGGAGCTGTACACCCCGTCAAGCTGTTTCTTAGCTATATCTATTTCGTCCTTCAAGCCGTTATCATCATTCGGGTACTGTGTGGAAATAAGTATTCCAAGCTTGCTCTTAAGCGTAATCTGCGAGGAACGCATTGCTTCAACCGGATAGCCGTCCATCGCTCCGACCTCATCGGCAAGGAACAGATGTGCCAGCTTACCGTCCAGCTTATCCTTACTGTACGCAAGCGGAGTGTACTCCGTGTCGCACATCAAGCATCTGATCTCGGACCGCATAACCTTGAAATGCTTTTCAAGCAGCGGCGAGGATTTTATGATTTTCTTGATAGCAACCTTAAGTTCGCTTGACAACTTAAGGTCGGGAGCTACAGAGAACAGACGGGAAAAGCGTGGCAGTGTCAGCATACCGATGATGAATATTACCGCCGCTGTGAACGTCTTGTAGTTCTTTCGGGCGATTTCGAGCAGTCCCGTGCTGTAATACAGCTTCCCGTCTGTTTTCGTGCAAAGCACCGCATAGATAAAAAGCAGGCTGTAATCTTCAAGTGATGAGTACATATCACGGCCTAAGTCCGGGTGTTGTATGGCTTTGAGCAGTGCGGTTATTTTGTTCCATTCCTGAACATCTACATAACCGTCATCGACAGCTTTAAGCCATTCGGCGCACTGCTTTCTGACGTATCTTCCAACCTTACCGGAGCTGTCCTGCGATGCCCACACGGCGTATTTGTACGCACGGCTGTCTTTAATCGTCATACTGTACAAACCTCTCTGTCGGGGCTTTGTACCCCATAAACATTGCGTAGTCGTTCCATCTGTCCGTTATTTCGTACAGCGTGGAATATGTGAATTCTTCCTCCGTCCGTCCCATAATATCTATAAACAGACTGCGGAGCTTCTTGAAGTCGGGCTTTTCTTCTGTCGGCTTACTCCCCACTATCGGCGCAGGAAGTGCGGCGGTCGTAGCGGCAAGCACCCTGTCCTGCAAGTATTCCGGTGATAACTGTGTTGTTAGGTCGGACACTATTTCGGAACGCTGTGCCGAGCTGAACCCCAGTTCATCAAAGCAACACCGAAGCCCCGCTCTGATGTAGTCAAGCGGCAGTGGGAAGGTCAGTTCAAACGGGCTGACGCCCTTTTCTTCCGCTTCTATAAACGCTTTTATGTCATATCGCAGATATAAAGTATCTGTGATGTAAATTTTCTTGTTTAAAAGTTCTGTGAACACATCGAATCTCCTTTATAGATAATTTTCGGGGCAGTTTCCCGCCCCGTCATATCTGTACTTTTTTACACTTCAGCTACAATAACGCCTGAAGCGGTCGCAAACCATGCGTCAATGCTTGCCTTGTCTGTAACGGGATCAAGACCCTTTACGCAGTACATATCAACGCCTGTGTTGATAAGCGCCTTGTAGTTTGCCTGTAATGCAAGGCTGTTGAACGTTACGCCGTTCTCATCGGTCGTCTGTACGTTCTCGCCCTGTGAAGTGAACTTGCACTTGGGGAACTTGTACAGGTTTATCTTGCCGTCTGATGTCATAGTGCTGTAGATGCACATTACATCGGGTACAACATCATCCTTACCGCTTTCAAGTACGCCTGTTGACGTATTTACCTTTGCACCGAAAAGTGCCACCTCGTCAGCGGAGTTTGTGTTCACAATTGTTACGTCAAGCGCGCCGCCTGCCTTAGCTACATAGCTGTCAACCTCAACGCCGCTCGCATACTGCGATGCGCTGTTCATTTTAGGCGTGTACTTTGTTGTGATAAGTATGTCCTTGATCTCGGTCACGTCACCGTATGCCAGTGTATCGGCGTTATCCGTTGTCAGCGGTGCATACGCAAAACGCTTGGTGCATACAGCCGACTTACGATCTGTACCCTGTATTACTTTTGCCATAGTTATGTCCTTTCCTCATAGAGCGTAAACTCCATGACTAAAATTTTTCTGTTGGGATAAACATCAAACTGCGATAAATCGGTAGTGCCGGTAAATATACCGCCTACATTCTCTATCGCCGTCTGCGTTTTGTCATACAGCTCAATGTCTGCCTGTGGCGAAAATACGCTCACAGACAAGGAATACTGCCGTATATTTGCCCTGCCGGAGCTGAAGAACGTATCCCTGTACGATAAATTGTACACCGCATACTTCTCCGGCTCTTTGCCGTCCTCAAATTCGGGCATATAGCTGTAAAAATGCTCGAATACCACCGAGAGTGCCGAATCAATCTTTTCTGTTATCATTGTCAGCCTTCTCTCGTCAGTATCAGCTTTATATGCAGGTCGCTGTCGGCCGCTCCGGTTGTTTCGACGTGATACCGCCTGCCGTCAATCTGTACGACCGACTGACCGCTGTATTCACGTCTCCACATATACACCGTAAGCTCCGACTTGTACCCTGCCGTTTCGGCGGCATATTTTGCCGTTACACCGGGCTCGGAAACCTTTGCGTATACGGTCTTTACCGCCCTGTCCGCTTTGCCCTGCGAGCCGTTTTTCTGCTCGGAGGATATGAGCGTGATTTTTCTGTTAAATGTCATTCTCATTCACTCCGTTCAGCAGATTTATGCTGTGCAGGGCGAGTATCTGAGCGGTCACGGGGTTCTGTGACGCTCTGTCGGACGAGAAGTCACGAGAGGAATACATATCGTTTATAAGCACTAAGTAAGCCACCGTGATGTCTTCGTATTCGTCTATCTGAGCATCGTCAAGCCCCGTGTATCCCTTGATATAGGATTTTGCCGCTCCGGCACAGATTTCAAGCATTCCGTCCTCGTCATCACTGACACCGCAGAATGCCTTAATCATTGTGCTTGTTACCTCGCTTAGCTTCACTTTTCTCCTCCTTGTCCACAGGCACTATGTACCCGCAGGAGAGCAGGTCGTTCAGCACAGGACCGGCAGGGAGCTCACGCTCCTCGCCCTTTGCCATACTGACGGTGCCCGAAAAGTTGGTCGTTGCCTTTACTATCATTATTAGCCTCCTGCCTTCTTCATCTTAAGGGCGGCTATCTTCTGCGCATTCTCGACCTTTGCATCAATCTCCACCCAGGCAATAACGCCGACAGCGTGCTGTGTTGCGTACTTTTCGTTGAGTATCTGTATAGACACGTCCTCGGAGGTCTTAACGGCAAGACCGCTCATATCGCCGTAGTAGATAGCTGTCTTTTCAGAAGCAATAGCCGATACGCTGTCAGTTGTGTATACAGGCTTGCCGAACAGCGTATAGCCCCACTTTGCCGTTGCATCGGGATTGAGAATATATCTGCCCTCGTTGTCCTTGAGCTTTCTTATAGCGGTTCTTGTCGCCTTATTCATGATCCAGCAGGCGTTATCCTGATATACGTCGGGGATTGTTTCCTGCAGGTCGATAAGCTCATCTGCCGTGATAGCTGTCGCCGATGCGGTCGTTACCACCTGTGTAACACCTGCGGCAAGACCGTCTATCTTGCTTGCTGTGCCGTTGATAAGCTGGTTTTCAATCCACTTTGCCGCCGCAATAGATACTTCGTTTATAACATATGAAACGATGTCAAACTGCGAGTTGTTGATAAGGCTTCTTGAAACCTTTGAGAGTGCGCCTGCAAGATAGCCCTTGAGCTCGATGCTTAAAAACTTACCCGATGTGCTTGCAAGGTCCGTAAACTCTGTGGCATACGCCATTGAGATAGCCTGCGATTCTTCGTCGTAGTAGGGAATCGAGAGAGTACCTGCAAGCGTGTATCTTGTTGCCATCTGATAGATAGGGCAGATGTCGATAACCTTACGGATTATCTTGTTTGCGATAGTTGCAGGGATGACTGCGCCGTTATCGCCCTTTGTCAGATTGACATCTTCTCTTGTTTCGACTATCTGGCCTGTACGCAGATAATTTTCAAAGGCTCTTGTTTCCGCCTGCTCCTTGTCGGTTGCTGTGCCGTCTGACTTTGCAGAGTTCAGATCAAGAGCGTTCTGCTCCTCGATTGAGCGGATTGTCTTGTTCAGTGCTTCGACTTCCGCCTTCTTAGCGTCATAGTCTGTCTGCTCCTCAGTTGTCATCGCTCTTGTTTCTACTGTAGCCTTATCGCAGAGTGACTTCATATCGGCGATAAGAGCATTTCTCTTTTCGATGAGTGCTTTTAAATTCATACTGTTTCCTTTCCGTCGGAGTAATCCGACATAAGCTGTAAGATTTCTATTTCCTTGTTGTAATCGGGGATAAACTCCCGGATTTCACCTGTTACCTCGACCGTATCGTTTTCGGCACTGCGCTGTTCCGTCACGGTCGTTTCCTCGCCCCTCGTTTCTATTGACGTGGCGATATATGCGGGGCTTCGGTTGAGGATAGACACCTCGTGCAGTGTCAGTCCCGTTATCATTCTGCGCTGTACTCCCTCGTCACACGGCTCAACGTGTGCCCGTGCGCCCGAAAAGCCAAAGCTCCACCCTGTCAGATGTCCTGCCCTCGCCTGCGCTATCACCTCTCTGTCGGTGACGTCGGCTTCTGCGTGAAGTCCTATATTGTCCTCATGCAGTTCCAGTGTGCCGTCTGTGGTGTCAAGTACCTTGCCGTGGTTGAACCTCAGCTCGACCTTCGGGTGTTCTTTAAGGCTCTTTGCAAACGTACCGCTTACGATACGCTCGACAAACGGCGTTGTCATACCGGGCGCCATTGACGCAGGCAGCTGCTTGCTGTCACGCTCTACGGCATTTACATATCCACTGATGTGCATAAGATCAGCGGAACGTATTTCGATTTTCATTTTTATCACTCCTTTCTGTGTTGTGGGTATAAAAATACCGCTCCTTTCGGAACGGTAAAATTATTAAGTTTTGTGCAATCGATTGCACACGGGTATAAGAAAACCGCTCTTAACAAGGGCGGTCATCATATTCAATTTCATTCTTCATCCTCGTCATCTTCCCACTCAGAAGCGCAGGGAGGTAAGCCGGGAGGAGCGATATTGTCAAAGTAAGACAGCAATTCTTCCACAGTTGCGTCTTCGTGATTCTTCACATATTCCAGCATTAAAGGCTCTACTTCATATTGTTCGGGAGCAACTAAGACAAACAGAAATTTACTAAACAGATCATAGTTGTCATCGGTGTCATTGTTTTCAGGTATTTTTTCTATATACCGCTGTTTTAAAAGACTTTGATATGCCGTATTATACTTTTCAAATTGTCGTTTTGTCATACTCAAATTCTCCTATCACAATTTAATTTTACGGCTTATAATCACTCCGCCTTCTCCGTCTGAAGTTGCCAAGTACTGATATTTTCCTTTAAAAACCGTACCTTGAAATCCTTTTCTACTTCCCGGATACTTCGTATTAAACTCTCCGCACAGCTTTGCATAAGTCTTTGGCTTTACCTGTATACCGCTTTGATTTCTCTGCGATGACGGTGCATATTTTGTTTTAGCCTGTAGCTTGTAAACCGTTGTTACCGTGCCGTCCTCGCTTACCGTAATGGATTTGATCGCACCGCCGCCCTTACTTGCAAACCGCCCTTTTTCATCGTGCTTATCGTTGTATCTCTTTTCTGATATTATATCACCCTCATCGCCGCTTTGCAAGCCTGCATCATCAATTTTAGCGTGGCTGTCGGTATTCGGCGTGTATATCTGCTTTGTCTTAGGGTCGTAAAGCACATCGTTAAGGCCAAGCTTGATAAAGTCAAGTCCGAGCGGCGCAAGGTTTTCCTTGAAGCGTATCTCGTCAGGCTGTAAGAAATTCGCCGCAAGGCCTATCTGATATGCCTGATAGCGTGTCAGAATATCCGCTTTCAGAAGCTCGGAAGTGTCTATGATAAAATACTTGCTATGCTTCTCTTTTTCAAGCAATAACGCCCTGTTGAGCGCCATTTCAAACGCAGAAACGACAGGTAATACGGCTGTTCTTATGCTGTTTATGTACGTTCTGTCATCAGCTCTGCCCGACAGCACATCGGGAGATAATCCAAACAGCATTGCTATCTGCTCTGCATTTGTCACCTTGTTCTGGTTTAACTGCATTTCAACGGCGGTGGAGCTGCTTTCCTTGAAGTCGAGCCCGTTCTGCAGTATCATCATACCGTCACCGTTGTTGCTGTACAGCTTTTTCCACGCCTCACGGATAGCCTGCATCGCTGGCTCGTCTACTCTGTGCTCTGTGCGCAGAAAGCCCTTCTTGTTACCGCCTCTGCGGCTCATCGCCTTTTCAAGCTGTAAAAGCATATAGCTTGATGTCAAGAGCGTGGGATTCTCGGCAAGTATGCTTACTCCCTTTCCGCCGTCAACGCTGTTACGGCTGAGAATGACAAAATCCCAAGGGTTGTACCCTCTGCCGTCAACGAGCATACGGAGCGTCTTATAGATTGCATCCGAATTTTTCTCCACGCTTACAGCACTGTCACGGACATATCTGAGAGCCGATACCTCGTTTCCGCTCCGCTCTATGTGCATATATCCCGTTCCGTCAAGAAGCATATCACGGATAACCGCACGCTTTATTTCTGTCGGGTTCAGAGTATCACCCGATTCTTCGTTCAGCAGATACAGACGGTTATCCTCAGTGATTTCTACCGCCGTCTGAACTTCATCGTTGCTGTTATACAGCCTTATTGGCAGGCTTGCTATTGTGCCGGCTATAAAATTAACAGCCGCTGAAACCGCAGGGATCTCAAGCGCCTGTTCTCTCGTTATATTGCTTATCTGCTTTAGTCCGAAAGCCACTTCAATATCAGTGCCTTCAGTGTCACGCCTGAATATCTTATCAAACAGCCCCATTATTCTCACCTCCCTGTAATATCTTCATCAAAGCGTCATCTTCGGACTTTTCCGCCTGCTTCGGTATTGCTCTGATAGCGGAAAGCACCGTCCAACCGTTTTCCTTTTCAATGTCGCTCATCATTTTTCTTTTCGTCATGATTTTGTCGTCGCATTTCATCGACTGTGTGATAAGGCTTGTGTATGCCTTTGTAAACTTGATTATTTCACCGCTGTCAAGCTCTTCCTTGTCCTGCTGTTCTTCAAATGCGGCGTTCAATTTATCGGCGGTCTGCCGTATCACAAGCATATCCGTTTTCACTTGCTCGATTTCCGATACAAGCTCACAATAGCGGTTGATCCCTGCCGAATAAAGGGCGTCGTCTTTTCCGACAACTTTAAGCAGCTTCTGAATACGTTGAAATTCTTTATGTGCCGTTTCGTTCTCTCGCACCTGCTTAAACTCTGTTAGCTTCTTTCCGGTAAGCTGTCCCAGCTCCGCATTTTTACGGCTTTCCTTTTCTTTCTTTGTCCTGTGTCCTGCACAGTTATCGATCGTTTTTGCTCCTCTCGGCATACTCAGACCTCCTTTCAAAAGTCATATTGGGAATATATCGTGTAAAGAGGTGGCGGTCAGATGTCAGACCGGGACCCCTCAAAAATCGAAAGGGTAGGGGGTACACTATATATTGTGGCGTATAGTATTGTACCACTATATGTTGTGGTGCGAAAAATCGACGGTACAAGTCATAGTTGCCAGTTCCTGCCTGCTGATATGCCCACGCTCAGCCGCCTCGTGATGATAACGGCACAGCGTTATAAGGTTATCGTTATCAAGCCTGCGGTCATAATCGACCTTTAGCGGTACAATATGATGCACAGACAGGTCCGTGCTGTTGATAATACCTGCCGACAGGCACACCCTGCAGCAGTGACCGTCACGCTCAAGTATTTCATCGGCTTTTCTGCGCCATATCTTGCGGTTACGAAACCTATCGGCTTCGCTGTCCCGTATCTTCTGTGTATACTTTATCCCGGCTGTGCATTCTCCGGGCTTGTGGATCTTGCCACATCTTGAACATGCTTTTAACATAAATTTAAGATATAAGAAAAGCACCCTGTTAAGAGTGCTTGAGTTATTCGTCTTCGTTGTCATCTTCATCAACTATACTTACCGGGTTATCGAAATTGATCCCGTCGAAAGTTTCCGAATCCCAACCCAAAATATCAGATGTATCGGCTTCGGGATTATCCTTGATATATGCGATAATTTCATCTATCCTGTCATAATGCTCTTTTGCACTTTGCAACATAGCTCGTACAAAATCATAGTATGAATCGCTGACGTTTTCTAAAAGCACTTTTAATTCTTCCATAGTTATGATTTCTCCTTCTTGAAAAATACATAATCAGCAAACCCGTTGTTTATAAATCGATACTGATAATACTCATCATGCCACAAGGAATAATGAACACACTTTTTCTTCCCTGCATATTTTCTGTAATTCGTGCTGATCTCACTTGACACTTTCTTGATTTCCGCTTTGCTCATTTTGAGCGAAGCACCGCTACTGCTTGCAAAGCGCCCCTTGCTGTCATGATTCTTGTTATATCTCTTTTCTGATATTATACCACTCTCACCTGAATTGTCAACCTCATCTCTGTGATAAACATATACGGTTTTGATAAAACTGTAGTCAAACGACCGATATTCTATTATTCTCATAACGTTCTCCGGATATAGAAAAAGCACCCTGAAATACAGAGCGCTTGAAATATTCTCACCGTCCGCACGAAAGAATCAGAAGAGCGGACGGCTCGACTAAGAAAAAGGAGGTCCAATGGATACTCTTGTACGCATAATTGACAGAAAAGGTGACCTGGCGGCTTATTAGCCGCTCCTCGGTCACTACGCTTTCGCTTCTTTTCTATCGTAATCATATCACAGATGCAATAGGACATTCAAGGACATCTTGCACTCTCAGAAGTGCTTTACCGTGAAGTCGGCATATCTGCTTATACGAGTAGTGCATCTCACAGGCAATATACTCAAATGTCTTACAGTTTATGTACCGTGCTATCAGTATCAGCCTTAACTGCTCATCAGATACCGCAGAGACAGTGCGCTCTATCTCAGCTTTCACACGGATAAGCTCATCTATCTCTGCGTTTATTTCCTGCTCTAGTGTTGCAATTTTTGCAACAGCCATACCCACCTTGTCTGATACCCCGCTGCTGTGTCCACCACCCGATGACGGCGATATGTTGGTAGCGAGCTCCCGAAGCTGTCGTTGCTGATCTATCTTTTGATTTATGCGTATGTTGATAAGGTGATAGCGTGATAGGTATTCTTTAGCGGTCATTTACTCCTCCTTATCCATGCTTGCACAATTGTTCGGCTGTCATTATCGATATATCTTCAGGAAAGCGTACCACATCTCCGTTTTTAACAGAAAATGCTGCTGTCGTTATCTTTGGCTTGCCATCTTCTTTGCAAGTTCCGAAGGTTGTTAAAGACACAACCTCATCACATTCATCAGCGAGTATTAGCGTTATTACTTTCATAGTGCCTCCTTTGTCGTGATAGTCTCATCACAAAAATCTTTTGCAGAACAGTCTTTGCAATCTTCTGCTATCGGATGTCTACAACAAAAACCGCACTCTTTTACTAAAGCAACTCTGTCTTTCGGATCTGACCAGTCCATTTCTGTTTTACCTTCGACGTAATACTTGTCCATTTGCGGTACTCGTCTTACTTCAATATCGCAGAAATTTGCACCTTCACAGCAATCGGTAATTAATGCGGCTGATTTTGCTTTGCCTCGTGTTTCAGCAAAGACGACTGTTGCCCTAAAATTAACAGTTTCTTTTGCAAACCAAGCTTTCATCATGCTATCTTCTCCAATTACCTCCGATATCATATTATCCATAAGTTCCTCAAGCTCCTCTGGCGATATTCTGTAAGTTACAATGCGATTGCCAAGTAATGTCGTTGTCGATTCACTTGCCGTCTGCTGAAAACGGCAGACAAACTCTCTGATTGTGTCTGCGTTGCTTCTGTCAGGAATTTTACGCCCACAGAACAAGCAGGTTTCCGTTGCGGGTTTGCGTTTAGTCATTGTTTGCCTCCTTTCTCTCTTGCACATTCCAGCTGTGTATAAGCCATTTCATAACCGACTGCCCATAGATACACACGCATTGCCATTAATCTACCCCCTTTCATAAAACACGCCCAAAAGGTTTTGCTATTTTTACCGGAATGATGGCCGAACAAAGGCTTCTGTCCGATTGCTTTCCATACCTTTTCGGCTGGTATATCAAACTCACTCCATTTAAAAATCAGCACACCATCGGGCTTTAATACTCTCTTACATTCATTAAAACCGTCATGCAGCATCTTCGGCCACTCGTCGTCAAGACGACCGTATTTTTTCACAAGCCATGCAGTTTCTCCTGCTTTCATAAGGTGCGGAGGGTCAAAAACAACGAGTGAAAAACTGTTATCATCGAACGGCAGGTCTGTAAAGTCGCATTGTATATCAGGCTTGACAACGAAGTGTCTTTCGGAGAGTATGTCGCCGCTTTTCCATACTCCGCTTTCGTCGGCTATGCGTTTATCGCAATAAATAGCGTTTGGATGATGCTTGTTAAACCAAATCGAACGACTTCCGCAGGTAACATCAAGTATCTTTTTTTCAGCCATTTTCACACCTCCATAACTCGTATCCCTGCGATCTCTTCACCGCATATCTCGCAGTAATGTTTAATCATTTTTCAACCTCCTCCATATTCACGACAGACAAGCTATCCGCTTTTCTGTCTTTAAGCTCAAGCACATAATACCAGCCTCTTATCTTGCTGTAACGGGATATAACACCGCTTATTGTGTATTCGGCAGTTATTCCTCCGTGTGTATGCCTTACGGTCTGACCGCTTACCATAGCCTGCTGAACTTCGTCTATCGTCATTTCAGCACCTCGACCTTGATATATATTCCGGGATTTGCCGCCCAGAACTTTTCGCATATCTCGCTTGCGACAAGCGCATCGTCAGTCCAAAAACCGCAAACAGTCATGCAGTCCTTCAGCATTTTCTGAAGATTGTCGGTATCTGGCTTCGTTATACGATACTCTCCGTCTTTGTGCTGTTCTTTCGGGAACAGCCACTTTACCGTCAGCCTTACGCCCTTTTTATAAGGCTTGTCGGGTTTATGCTGAGAAAGGTACGCTGTCAGTTTAGCCTTCGCTGATCTGACTTCGGGCGGATCATAGAATATCGGCTTGCCGTGAGAAACCGTTACTTTGTGTTCCTGCGCCGTTACCGTAGGCGGTATCATCGGCATAAAAAATTCAGTCTTCATCATCGACCTCCTCAAAATCTACACCGTGCCATTGGCGAGTTGTGCCGTCATATATCACTGCGCCCGACTGTTTGACTATATCCCAGACATACTTAAGAACTTCCGGCTGTTTGACGAGCCACCAGAGTGTCCTTGCTTTTCTGTAATCAAAATCCTCACCGGGAATCTTGTGAAACAGCGGCGGCATTTTTTTAGCTGCCTCGATTATAGCTTGTCTTGCTTTGCTTGTTTTTGCCATTTAAGTTTGCACCTCCTCGTGTGCGTCATTATTCAAAATACTTTCTGTCGGGCTACCTCTGCCCCGACAGAAAGTATTGTTTATAATAATAGATTTTCCCTGACAGTGAAAATCTCGATAATTCACCGACTTTTTCACTCTGTAGGGAAAGTGAAAATTCTCGACTTTTTCACTGACAGTGAAAGAAATTTTCTCGACATTTTCCCTGTCAGTGAAAATGAAAATCACCGAGATTTTCCCTCGCAGTGAAAGTTTTCACTTCGACTTTTTCCCTACCTCGTTATCGTCAATCCAGAAACCGCCGTGCTCTTTTATACGGTTTCGGACCGTCTTTTCGGTCACGCCCATATACTCGGCCATACCGGATAAAGTAACCTTGCCGTCAATCATGCAAGCATCAAATGCCGTTTCGAGCGATTCTTTACGCTCGTCCTTACGTTCCTTTTCGGTCTTTTTCTTGCTGAAATTCTTCTGCCAGCCTACTGCTCTGCCGTCATCGGGCTGTATGTCTTTTAATACGTCGGTCTTGTCTATACGATGAACGGGATAATCAAACCAAACGTTCACCGGCGGGAACTTCGGGAACTCTCGGAGCGTGCCTTCTATACGCCACGCTGTACGGCTCTCTGTGCGTTTTTCACACTTGGTAATGAAATCACACACATGCTTATAATCTGCGTCTGGCACAGCGTTTCTGAGCGCTTCACGCATCTGCTTTGCACTGCATATATCATCCTGTGAAACATCGTCTTCGTGTCCGCATTTCTTCAGCTGGTCATAGCATATCTTGCAGGTCATCTTGTCTTTTTCGTGCTTTATTATGCTGTCGGTAAGCTCCAGCTCCGTAAGGTCAAGCAGTGCATCGGGATCTCTTGCGAATACACCCGAACCCGAGGCTCTGTCCATTGAACGCTTACCGCCCTGTGCACCTTTGGAATGGTGATGGCAGTATATAACCGCACAGCCAAGCTCCGTGCATACCTTATCAAACTGATTGCAGAAATGCGCCATCTGATCGGCACTGTTCTCGTCACCGGTAATAACCTTATAAATCGGGTCTATGATAATGGCGATATAGTTCTTCTTGCTCGCACGGCGGATAAGTTTCGGTGCGAGCTTGTCCATAGGCACACTGTGTCCACGCAAATTCCAGATGTCTATATTCCCGAAGTTATCAGGTTTTAACCCCATCGCCGTGTAAACATCTTTGAAACGGTGCTTGCAACTTGCATCATCAAGCTCCAAATTTACGTACATTACTTTGCCTTTTGCGCATTGCCAGCCCAGCCAATTTGCTCCCTCGGCTATCGCAATGCACATCTCGATAAGTGCGTAGGATTTGCCCGCCTTTGACGGCCCTGCGATAAGCATTTTGTGACCCTGTCTGAGCACGCCTTCAATAAGCGGCGGTGCAAGCTCCGGCATATTGTCCCATACATCCGCTAAATTTTCCGTATCAGGTAGATCGTCATTTACGCTTTCTATCCATTCTCTCCATTCATTCCAGCCCGATTTACCGATATTAGTGTCAACTATGTACTGCCTGTTTTCACCACGCTGAACACCGGGAAGACGTGATAATCTTGACGGATTACGATTCTGCGTATCGGGTGACAGTCCGTTTTTCTGACATATCTGATACAGAAAATCTACACGTTTACGGTATTCATCGTAATTTGCGGCATCTACCTTTACAATAGCGTGCAGCGATTTCTTTCCGCTGTATACAAGTACAGCTACTGGCAGTTCGAGCTCGCAGATGATTGCGTGCTGTTTTTCTATATCTACATTGTCGCTTTCGACAAGCGCATATCTGTATTCGGTTACGTTTTCGTTTTTAACGCCTTTACCGTCAAGAGGGTTGAAACGTATCCACGCCCCCGCCTGCGTGTTGTAATCACCGAGAACAGAACCTATATCGCCGTCACACTGCGACAATGATTCGATAAGCTGACCTGCCGTGCGGTCATAATAGCCCTTGTTGGCAGGGATGAATTTACCGTCTTTTTCGTAGCTTTGCACAACATATCCGACATTTTCGCTCTGCTCGAATAATGCTTCAAGGTATCTGATTATTTCTCTGTGAGGCTGCCAGTCTGTCGGAGCGTTTATTTCTTTGCCCTCTATCCAGTTTTTGTTTACAACAACGTGTTCATCGTGATGTTCGTATGATATTTCATCGTCCCAGTCAAGCTCACGGTCTTCTCCCGTGCCGAACATCATTCCTCTGTCCTTAGCCATCTGAACTATGGTAGCGCCCGTGACAGGCGAGGAAGAGCCGTTGAAGCTCTCCCATTTCTTTTCACATTCGCCTTTATGGTATCTGTTGTCATTTGCCGACCAGTTATCCCATACGGTAACGGAATAGCCCTCTTCTTTGAGTGCCATACCGACATTCACCCATTCCTGATAGGAAAGGTCTGACGGGCTTATATATTTAAGTGCTTCGTTAAGATCAAAATCAAATTCCGACATCTGAATTATTCACCACCTTCGGTTCATAGCTTGCAGGATCTATTCCGTTCGGAACGTGCCAATTGTTAGCCGCTATTCTGTCAATCAGATTTCTTGCACTTTCAAACTGCCATGTGCCGACGTGCTTAAAGCCCCTGCTTTCGAGAAAACGTATCTGCTTCGGTGTTGTAAGTCCGAGAGTGCGCCGTTTGCCGAGCCTGTCCAGCAAAAGCTGAGCTTTACCGGCGTTGTCAATCTCATCGGGGAATATACCGAGCTTTTCGAGCGTTGTTTTCTGCTTGTCCGACGGAGGAGAACACTCCCAGCCGAATGCCGGAACATAGGAAGATAAGTCTTCCGCCTGAATGCTCATTTCATACTGGAGAGGATCTACAAGTTTTCTCTTTCGTTTTTTCATTTCCGCAAGCTGTTTTGCAAGCGCTTCCTCACGCTGAGTAACTACATCTTCTTTTGCCTTTTCTTCTGCCTGTTCAATATCAACAGGCATACCTGCCGCCGCAATATTTTCGGTCATCTTTTCGGCAACTTCAGGGCTTTCACATATCAGATGTGCAGGACGGCACAGCTCGTGCCTTTCTGTGTGCCACAAAAAGTCAAGCAGCAACAGATCTTTCTTACCCTCACAAAGCCTTGTTCCTCTGCCGACCATCTGACAGTACAGCCCTCTTACCTTAGTAGGTCTGAGAACTATTACGCAATCGACGCTTGGACAGTCCCAGCCTTCCGTCAGAAGCATTGAATTACACAGCACATTATATTTACCGCTATCGAAATCAGCAAGAACAGTACCTCTGTCAATGCTATTTCCGTTGACTTCTGCAGAGCGGAAGCCTTTTTCGTTAAGTATCTTGCAGAATTTCTGACTCGTTTTTATAAGCGGCAGAAACACTACCGTTTTACGTTCCTTGCAATATTTCAGCATTTCATCCGCTATCTGATACAGATAAGGGTCAAGAGCCGTGTCAATGTCACTCGCCTTATAATCTCCTGCCTGAGTACCGACACCTGTCAGATCGAGTTTCAGAGGAATGGTGAGTGCCTTTATCGGTGACAGATACCCTTCTTTTATAGCTCTCGGCAAAGTATATTCATACGCCAGGCTGTCGAATACCTGTCCGAGATTTTTCATATCTCCTCTGTCCGGTGTTGCCGTAACTCCGAGTACCTTTGCTTCATCAAAATATCCGAGTATCTTCTGATAGCTGTCCGAAATGGAATGATGCGCTTCATCAATTATTATCGTATTGAAATAGTCTTTTGAAAATTGTGCAAGTCGCTTTTCTCTCATAAGCGACTGTACAGAGCCTACCGTTATACGATACCATGAGCCTATACAGCTTTCTTCCGCCTTTTCTACAGCACAGCCAAGCCCGCAGGCATTCAGTATCTTGTCTGCCGCCTGTTCAAGCAGTTCGCCCCTGTGTGCAAGTATAAGTACCCTTTCGCCGTTGCGGACACGGTCTTCTGCGATTTTTGCAAAAACTATCGTTTTACCGCAACCCGTAGGCAGTACGAGCAGGGTTTTTGAATTGCCCTGCTCCCACTGTGAAAGTACCGCTGTTTTGGCTTCTTTCTGATACGGTCTTAATTCCATCAGAATTTACCCGGTGTAAATACACCCGCCTGAGAGCTTGCAGGTGCCTGAGAAACAGTCTGTGCAGGTGACGGCTCATAGAATTTTTTTATTCTGTTAGACTGCATTTCTTCGCCGTTCTTGTTCTTCCAAGTATCTATGTACACCTTGCAACGACCTTTGGCACCGATGACGTTGTTCCAGTTCATGCGAAGCGGTTCGCCGTGTTTCTTCTGACCTATGCCGATAAAGAATGCCGAAAGCATACCCTCGCACTTGCTGTGCAAAAACAGATTATGTTGAATTGTAGTTGAGCCTTCCGGAGCGTCTATATGAATAGATACTACAGCCTTGTTGCAAGGCGGCAGTTTTTCGCCACCCTCATATCTTGCACGCTCGAAGCCTGTTATCGTAAAGTCGTAGTCACCTGCGGGAAGAAGCGTAAAATCGCTTTCTTTCTCAATTACGTCGTCCCAGCCTAATTCTTTTTCAAATTCACTCATAGGTTATTTCTCCTTTCGTTTATCAGAACGGGTAAGCCTCGTTCTCATAGTCTGTCATAAGCATTTCCGTTATCATTGCTTTTACCTGCTCCCATGCCCCGATAAGCACACCCTCGATAAATTCCTTGGGATAGTCCTTTATCGGCATATCGACAGGGAAGTAGCCCTTGCTTGCTACTGCCGCTCTTATCTGCTCTTCCGTTATGCTGTTTGCTGTCATAAGGTCCGCAAGAGCTTTGGGTATGCCTGAGCTTTCCTGTGTTATTGCCGGAGCAGAAGCCGGCGTTATATTATCATTCGTGACGGTTGTTGCGTTTTCTGCAGCTGCCACTTTTGCAACAGGTGCAGTCTGAACGGTAGCGGCAGGCTGTGCGGCAACATTTCTTTCGATAATGTGCTTTATCTGCCCGTACTCCATCGGAATTTCTTCCGGCAAACCGTAACGGTTCTTTGCGTCCCAGCAGGGATGATGTGACGTGTACATTATGCGTCTGCCGCCCTGCGCCTTATGCTTTTTGCCGTCCTTGTCTACCGCTACCGAAATAGTCTTGTAGTTTGCGAAAAGCACCATATCAGCCCATTCTTTAACAAGAGGAGATATAAGATTGGTTGTCTTTTTGCCGAGCTTCAGCTCCCAGCGATCATAACTTCCGAGTTCATCGGGCTGTTCAAACTTTCTGAGAATAGCGTGAGCTGTGAGTACAACGTTAACTCCGGCTTCGATAACATCTTCAAGCAGATTAAGGAATCTGCCGAACTCTTCCTTTTCGTACACATAACCGTTGCCATAGCCGAAATCCTCGATGCCCTTTTTGTCGTACTTATCGCAGATAGACTTGATGCAAAGCTGTTCCGCCCAGTCTATCGTATCAATTATAAGCGTGGCACAAGGCTTATTGAGCTTGACATACTCAATCTGACTCTTAAGCAGCTCCCACGATGTCGGTTTATCAAAACGGGCAACGTCCATTTCCTTTGTACTGCCTTCGGTGTCGATGAATAACGGATCGGGAAACTGCGATGCAAATGTTGACTTGCCTATTCCCTCAGGGCCGTATATAACCACCTTCTTGGCGGTTTCGATTCTGCCTTTAGTGATGTTCATTGTTGTACTCATCAAAATGTACCTGCCCTCCATGTTGTAGTTTCTTTCTTTTCAACCGGCTTTGAATAGCCGTCCTCGATTATGATACTGCACTCGTCACCCGTGCTTACTCTTGTGGCGATTGCCTGTAAGCCCTCGCTTTCAAGCCATCTGCCAAAGTCGTTCAGCGTATCGGTATCCATCTGTTCCAGCTTGTCTATAAGCACAAATCCGCAATTAGGATTGAGCTTGCGGACAATTGCGGTCGCAACCTTGAGTTGTTCCGAACCGGACATATTATCCCATTTAAAACCGTTGTATGTAAGCTCGCCGTTATCTACCGACAAGCCCTCAAGCGGTAAGTCTGCACCGTCAAGAAGATCTGTTTTAGCTTTTCTGACAGACTGCATTTCTTCGGTAAGCTGTATATACTGAGTTTTATACGCTTCAGCGTCAAGTTCAGCTTTTTCACGGTCAAGATTTGCACGGACCTTTGCGTTTATCTGCTCAATGTCTGCTATACTCTGTTCAAGCTCTGCCGTGCTCTCGTCTGCAAGGTCTTCAGCGTCACGATGTGCGGTTTCTGCGTTTGCCGTTGCCGTTTCAAGTCTTGCCTGTGCTTCTTCGTATGCCTTCCGAGCCAACTCAAGTTCTCTGTCGTACTGTTCTCTGAGTTGTCTTTTACGTTGATTCTCGCCGTTTCTTGCAAGAATATCCTGCTGCTGTCTGATAAGCTCGGTTGCAGACACAAACTCTTTCGGAGCATCTGCGAATACCGGCATTTCCTTAGCGTGTTTCTTCTTCTGATCCGCTATCTGACCGATAGTGTGACGCTGATTGTACAGCTTCTGTTCTTCGGTTTCAAGTTCGTACAGCTTATCGCCTACACCGATTATTCTGAGGAGAGTATCCGCCTTTTCCTTGCTCGACCGGTCGAGAAACTTAGGAAGATCAAGCGCAAACTGTTCTACGAATTCGTTGAGCAGCTGCTGACCGCCCTTGTTGCCGTCCGGATCAACAACCTTGAGCGTACTGTTATTGCCGCTCCTGACTACCTTTATACCGTTGCTGAGCGTAACTTCCATGTGGGGCGGAATCACAGAGCCTTCCCGCACAGCCTGTGACGGTTTCAGCCTGTCACCGCCGAGTGCCCATGCGATAGCGTCAAGTACCGATGTCTTGCCCTGATTGTTCTTACCGCCGATTATCATAAGACCGTTCTCGGCAGGCGTTAACTGTACCGCTTTTACTCGCTTGACATTTTCAATTTCAAGTGAGCTGATTTTTACTGACATTTGGTTTTTCCTCCTTATAACTTAGCAATCAAATCCCCGCACGCATTCAGAGCGGAACGGAAAGCCTTTATATAACTGCTGCGTTCATTTTCTGACGCATTGCTTACAAGCTCTAACGCTTCATTGAATTCACGCTGTATATTTTTCAGATGAATCTTGAAGATTTCTTTACCGTTACCACTTGCTTCTTCGTGTGCAATCGATTGCACTTTTTTCTTTTCATCAGCAAGCTTTTTATCGTATTCCGCTCTTGCGGCAGCTTCGGCTTCTGCTCTTATTTTTGCAATATCCTCCGCTGAGGGTTCGGCAACTGCCACCTCGACAGGACGCTTTTCAAGTTCAGCTATTTGTAACTTCAGCTTTTTATTTTCTTCTGCGGTTCGCCGCATAGCATTTCCTGTATTGTCAAGCCGTGCTTGTAACGAATTGATTCTGCTGTCTTTATCCTTGTCACTGTCAGTTACTGATGTAAACTCAAAGCGTAATTGTTCGTTTTTATCGGTAAGCTCCTTTATCTTTTCCTTAAGCTCTCTCACTGACATCTCTTCGGCTTTACCGCTCTCTATAAGTTCCTCTCGCTCATCTTTGCCGAGAGATTTAAGAGCTATCAGTTTGGTACTGCCGAGATACGCAAGTCTGGAAAGATCATCTATCTTGTACTGTTCAACAAGTGATATAAGATTATAAGCCTGTCTTTTTCCCGTCTTTGTGGCGTTTTCGCAGTATTCGGAAAAATCGGAATATCCGAGTTCTGCATAAAGCCGCCTATCTCTGATTTCTTTAAGGTCTATGGCAATCTGCGTTAAAGACTGAGCTGCAACCTGTTCCTGAATCATCAGATCCTGATGCACCGCCTGAGCCTGCTGATACAGTGTTAGCTGTTCGGTCATGCTGTTTTCCTCCTTTTATCGCTGAAAATCTTTTCAAGATGTGTCTTGTAATCTTTGATCAGTGCATCTACGTCCTCGTCCGGTGCTATGTTTCTTTTTCCTCTGACCTGTACGATTTTTCCGTCCGCTGAGACTTCCATTGTATAGTACGGCTTGTCCGGCTCGGATTTTTTACGGATGAACATTATACTCAGAGCGCCTTTTGCGTGCCTTTCGGCATATCCGCCGACGCAATGGCTTAAAGCTTTACCTTCGTAAGCTATATCCGACAGCTGCTTTGGCTGTATTATCATCAGATTACCGTCAGAAAACTCAAGTTGTTTGCGTTCCTCGATATGCTTCGCAAACTCCGCTCTTATTGCTTTATCGTGCTGATACTTGATAGTTGCTGACAGTCTTTCGTGCATTGCCTCGAAATTATGCGGAAAGCATATTGCAGTATCTTTAGTGTTGTATTTCAGCCGCTTGCACTGTTTAAGGTAATCGTGATAATCTCTTGTAAATATGCCGTTTTCTTCGATATACCTTGTTATTCTTTGCGGCGTTGCACCGGTCTGCTCAACGAACGTTGCCATCGTACCGTGTGTGTCTCCGAATACCTTTGCAAAGTTGATCAAGTCGCCCGGACTTACTTTTGGAAACTCGTTCCGCCACGAAATGTACGTTTCATATAAACGCTCGTTGCCTCTAAGCACCTTCAGTTCTGATTTCGTAATGCCGAGCATTTGCAGTAAGTTGTTGCTCTTCCAATTTATCGTTTTTGACAGCTCTAAAACGTATCTTCCGCCCCAATATCCCGTCGTGCAATACTCTGTCGTCGGATCAAAGCCTTGCTTCATCAGATACTCGATATTCGGGTGCTGACAGTATTTATTCAAATAGCACATCAGCAAATTTCCCGTGTACTTGTCATACTGGCTGTATCGCATATCCGATTGTCGGATTGCTTCTTCACCGAGAATTTTATATGAATTGTCAAATGTATACCCGTACGAAGTCAAGCAGAATACAGGCTCCCGAAACTCTGTGCGTACGCTCCACTGCTTGCCATTTTCGCTGCCGTATCTCACGGCGCCGTCCTTTGCAAACACATACCGCTGACGCTCCACTAGCTGACCGTTTGAGTACCGATGATATCCTCGTGCAAACAGCTCCGCCCCTCTTGTAAGGAACACTATGTAGTTTGCCGCACCTTTGCCTTTCATCTTCTCTATCTGTGCAGACGTGGCAGGCGGGAAGCAGCCCAGCAGTCCTTCTTTGCGTTCTTTCTTCATACTGCACCTCAGAAGTCGAGCAGACTGTCAAGGTCAAGCTGTAGCTTGCCGCTGTCTGCTGCTGTGGACGTTTCGTTGCTGAATCCGTTATCACCGAGATCAAGCGTCATAGTGCATTTTATATCCGCACCGGGAAAATAAAACGCTACAGCACGCTTGTAACAATCGAGATCGGATATGTGTTCCTTAACTCCTGCAACGCTTGCCCTGAGGCAGTCGTCAAAAGACTTGTCCGACTGCTCTATAGCCTGTGCAAATTCGCTGTTCTGCTTTGCAAAAATGCAGATCTCGTCAAGCACATAGGGCTTAACAACGTTTTCGTATTTGCCGAGCTTTGCGTCTGTCAGCTCAGCTGTAAGTTTTTCTCTTATATCCATTGACTTTTTCCTTTGCCAGTGTTATACTGGTTTTGTATAAAATTTTCTTTGCTCCCTTACGGGAGCTCTTTTTTTATTCTTCTTCGTCGCTCTCGACGTCATATCCGCACTCCGGACAACACGGTAATGTTTCCCAAGCCGGCGCACCGTGACACTCGCCACGATACTCGGTGTAGTGTCCAAGCTCTGATGCTGAGCCTGTCCAGTCGCAACGCTCACATTTATACATGTTTCTTCCCTCTCTCTTAATCCGTATCTACATCAATCCCGGCGATTTCTTTGAAAATAGCTTTGTCGAAGTTCGGGATTGCTGTGATAATTGCCTTTTGACAGTCAGAAAGCTCACGCCACCAAAGAACGGCACATTCGGAAGCATCCAGTTTTTTCAGATAACCGTCCGTAGTTTCAGCTTCCGGGTGTGATGCCTTTTCTTCATCCGTCATATCGTCAAGCAAAATGTATTCAAGCACATCACTCGGAATCTGATTCAGAAGGTAACGGGCTTCACTATTCAGCCAATCACGGTAAGTCCATTCAGAAGGCTTATTGAACAGGTAAATTTTCGGTTCAAATGTATTAAAACAACCGTTGGAAAAGTTTGCTTTGTTCCAATCGCCGCTGTTCCAATTGCCGCTGTTGCAATCGCCGCTGTTGCAATTGCCGCTGTTGCAATCGCCGCTGTTGCAATCGCCGCTGTTGCAATTGCCGCTGTTGCAATTGCCGCTGTTCCAATTGCCGCTGTTGCAATTGCCGCTGTTGCAAAGTCCGGCACAACCTTTCCCGGTGTTTACCAGTCCAAGTAATTCAGACCACGGGATTTCACGAACTACTTCAAGTTTATTCGTAGCGCACTTATCGCCTTCTTCTGAAACTTCGCCGTAAGCTATGACTTCTGCGACCTTGTTATTCGGGTCGAATGAATAATAATTGAAGCAGTCACTTGCTCTCTTACAGAAGTGCATCCCTTTATTGCAAATAGACGGTGTAACATCTTCTTCAAATCTTCCTGGGCAACCGTACTGTTTGTCTTTACACGTCCAATCAGGATTGAACACCTTGAACCCTTTAACAACTCTTGTTTCACTCATTTTTTTGCTGTCCTCTCTTTCTCTGTATCTCCGCCACCTGCTGTGCTCTGCGGAAGTGTACCTTATCGGCGAGCTTCTGACCGTCCTTGATTGACCGCCACTCGCCATAGCTTAATCTTGCTTTTGCCGCTTCGTTTGCGTCACGCTCGAGGAGGACGTTGGGGTTATTTGCTTTCACTTGCTTTTCTCCTTTTTTCGTTGATTTTCTTCGTGAACTCAGGGATAAAATCACCTTGCACTATATGCTTTTCCAGCATACACACTGCGATTATGCCGGACAGTGCTGGAGCTTTCGGAAACGCCGCTATGTACATATCAAACAATATTTGCTTTGTTTCCTCGATATTATCAGCTTGTATGTCCATGCCGTACACGCTGTTAAGAGCTTTCAGCCCCTCTTGCCAGTCCTTGCACAACCTGAACTTCCTGCTGAGTATCTCGGCCAAGAAGTTTCCGTTTCCGCACGCAGGCTCAAGAAACGTTGTTTCAACACTTGTCCACATCTCTTGCGGCACTAAGTCGCACATATCCTTGACGATAAACTGCGGGGTGAAGACTTCGGCAAAGTCTTTAACTCGCTGTTTGCTTTTTATGAGCTTCTCAGGCATTGTCAGCTCCTTTCTCGGCGGCTATCAAAATTTCGTCGTACAGATCTTCTGCATAGCCTTTGATTGCTTCATTGCTCGGACTTTCGTCCCTTGCGTCCTTTAGCATTCTGATTAACCGACGCATTACCATTGCTTTCTGCTTTGCATTAAACAGCTTGTACTTGCACTTTGTCTTGTTCAGCCTGTTCCATTCTTTCCAAGCAGGCGTTTTAATCGTATACGACTGTGTCTGTTTGCCGCATTTATCACAGCGGACGGCGTAATGTCGGCGAGGTTCGCAGCCGTGCTTTTTGCACCACTCTACTTCTCGCTGTGGCGGTTCTGCGTCTATTGTGACACCTTGTCCGCCGCAAGTGCAGGCTATCAGCTTATCTGCCATTTTTATGCTCCTCTCTGAGCCTTAACATTGCCAGTGTGCCCTTGTACCACTCTTTAAGGAGCAGTCCCATCAAGCACCACACCGCAACGGTTATCATCGCTACGGGCAACATCTCACCGCCGACAGCGAGGTATCCACGCTCTTGGTATGCTGCATCAATAAACAGCATAGCCGTTATGTTGCACACAAGAGCCGTTGTAATTACCTGTACTGCCCTTGCGAGTATGTACAGGATAACTTGTTTTTTCATTATGCTTGTCCCTCCATGTAATTCCTTAGCACCGATTTCTCAACAAACCAATACTTTCCTACCTTCTTTGCGCCGGGTATCTTGCCCAGTCTGCAGTACCTTGTGACTTCGGGTATCGTGATACCCATAAGCCCCGCAAGGTACTCCTGTGACAGCATCACGGGCAAGAAGTCCCAGTTGCGTACTTGCGTCTTAATGCTTGCCATTATGTACCTCTTTTTCCTTGCGTCTTATGATTTAATCTTCTACCTTAAGCGAGCCGATGATCTCCTTTACTTCTTTAAGTAAAGAGAGTAAGCGGCTCACTTTTTCTTCTGCCTCGTCAAGGGCGCTTGTGTCAACGTTTATCGTCAGTGGCTTCATGTCCTCACCTCGCTTACACCGCCATATATTTGTTTACAAAATACGTCTGACCTTTTCCGGTTACCTTTGTTGTACGATTTATTCTTACAGAACCATCAGGATTGTTCACTGTGCTTTCCTTGACCTCAAATAGACCCATTTCCATCGCTCTTTGTGTCGGCATGTTATGTGAGTTGCCACCCTTTATCAGATAGCCGTCCTGCCTTAACTGCTCGAATAACCTTTTCTGACCTGTCTGAACGCCGTTTTGTTTAAGGATTTTCGCAAGGTCGCCTATCAGTATTGATGTGTGTGCCGTTTCGACTGCTCTCGCAAATAACACTTTAGGCTTGTCCTGCTCAACCTGTGCTTCTAACTCTATTCGCTTTGCTTTTTCTTCTTTGAGCTTTGTTGCAAGCTGTATTAGAAAGTCCGGAGACGTCAGCGCATGCTCAAGTGTATCGTCTGTCATATATGCACCGTTTCTGCGTATTGTTGGCAACACCTCGTCAAACACCCAGCTCTCAAACTGTTCAGCCGCAGGGAGCTTGCTGTGTGCAATAAGACGATAAACATTTCCCTCATTGATAAATTTTGCCTGCTGTTCTCTGCCCATGCTGTCTATGACTGGGCAAATTGCCCACCCATCTCCCTTGCAGTGCAGCTTGATTGCCTTTGCGGTATCTGCGTAACCGAGTGCCTTTGCAATGTCCGAACCGCAGAACAGCACTGTGCCGTTCTCATCAATTGTCCTTATCTCGCCAAACTTGGCGTTGTTGAAAATCTGTAAATTGTTCATATATAACCTCCTTTAATCTTTAAAAAATGGTATGTACTTTTTATCACAGTAAACTAGTTTTACTCCTAATTCATCTGCAATTTTTTCAGCAACCTTTCGACTGTTATTTGCCCCGCACATAAAACATTTAATCGTGCTTTCTGTAAACCCAATCTTCTTCGCAAGTTTATAATATGTCATCCGCTTACTCTTAAGATTTTCTTTGGCAAAATGCCTAAATTCATCGTACATATTCCTACCTCCTTTCAGCAAATCAACAAATTTTGTTTGATGCTATTGACACGAGTTGATAAAACTGTTACTATTAAATCAACAAAGTTTAAAAATTGTAAACTTTCTTTTAGCCTGTCAGCTAAACTTGAACTAGAGAAAAGTTGGAATTTCATCAACCGTATACGCATATTATAGTTGATATTATTCCAATTGTCAACCCTTTAAGTTGTTATTTTTTCAACTTTGTTAAATCCCAACAAAAAGGAGGGTGAAAATATGGAGATAATAGATAAAATTTCAGAATTGCTTATAAAAAAAAATAAAACACAAAAAGAACTCACCGATTATCTAGGGTTAGATAAAAGTACTTATTCAGCATGGAAAAACGGAAAAAGCAGATCATACAATAAATACTTAAAAGAAATTGCAACTTTTTTGTGCGTCTCAGTTAGTGATTTGATAGGTGACGATAGTAATCTAAACAATGAAGTGAATAATATTTATTTTAGTTTCGCAAAAAAAGCACAAGACAATGGAATAGACCCTAATGATATTGAAATGGCAATTGCAATGATTTTGAAACTTAAAGATAAGGGCAATAAGGAGGAATAATTATTAGTTACTACACTAAGGAAAAACTATATAAGTTAATCGCAGAAAAAAGAGTCCAGTTTAATATTTCTAGTTCAGATTATCCTCTTGATATTTTTGAATTATGCAAGAAATTTAAGAATGTTAAGATAAAAACACTTCCTTTTTCGACGTATGATTTGCGAGGAATTGTTAGAATTGCTAAAAACAGAGATGAGAATCATGTTATACTATTAAACGAAAACAAGTCGTTTGTCGAACAAAACTATCATGGATTTCATGAACTAACACACATTTTGACTGTTGATGAGCCTGGAACTACTTTGAATTGTTTTGGAAATACTAGACCTAATCAAAATAGTTATATTGAATGGCTTGCAAATGAGGGTGCCGCTGAATTTCTTATGCCATACAAAGAAATACTTCCGATAATTAGAAATGAAAGTAAAACATTTGACAAGCACTCAATGCCAATTTTTGATTTATCGGAAAAACTAAGTAATATGTACAATGTGTCTACCGTTGTGGTGCAAAATAGAATATCCAGTTTGTCATACGAAATATGGCAGTATCTTAGTGGTACTGATATTGACGAAATACAATTGATGTCACATTCTGAACAGCAACGCAAAGGTATTAACGTAGATTCATTACTCGATATCGAAAACAAAATGTTTGACGCTTGTTGGAACTACGAGCAGACTAAAGTACCGATAAAACCTTTCTTTTTTTATTCGAAGGATTACATATTTGCAGTAAGCAGTCGTTGTTATTAAGCGTTTGAAATAGGAGGTGCAGCGATGAATATACAGGAACTGAACGACTACACAATAGTAGACATTGAAACAACAGGCTTATCGCCGGACAAGGATAATATCATCGAAATCGGCGCTTTGCGTGTTCGTGACAACAAAGTCGTTGCTGAATTTTCTCAGCTTATAAAAGCAAGCAAGCCATTGTCGAAAACTGTTTCTCAGATTACAGGCATAACTGATGATATGTTGGCAGCTGCAAAAGAGCTTGACGATACCCTATCTGATTTTCTGCAATTTATCAACAATGACACTGTTGTAGGACATAATATTGCATTTGACGCTAATTTCATCAGCAAAAAATGCGTTGCTTGTGGGCTTGATTTTAAAAATGATACTTATGATACTTTAGCTGTGTGCAAGCAAGAATACCCCGATGTCAGCCACAAACTCGAAGATATGATAATACAGCTCGGGATAAAAGATAGCGGTGTACATCACAGAGCTCTTGCAGACTGCTACTATACTCACAGCTTAATGACCGCATTAAAAAATCACTCCGTTCTTGTACTCGAAATAAAGCCGCCGAAACAAAGAGTACTGAATCCTATCACAAAAGGGTTACAAACATTGCACGGCATATTGATAGGCATAACCTGCGATGACATTCTGACACAAGAAGAACTGTTAAGACTTGAAGAATGGATGAACAATAATGAACAGCTTGCAGGTAATTACCCATACGACATTATAAATAACGCAATCTGGAAAGTAATCGAGGACGGAATAATAGAGCAATCCGAGCTCGATTATCTTCTCGAATTTTTCAAAGCACAAATCAATCCGCTTAATGCAGAAATAGGTGCCATTGATGTAGAGCTTAGCAACAAGTCTATCTGTCTGACCGGTGATTTCGATTATGGGAGTAAGCAAGAAGTACAAGAAAGATTGTCTGAAATAGGTGCTACGGTAGTTAGTAGCGTCACAAGAAAAACCGACATTCTTCTTATAGGCGAAAAAGGTTCTGAGAGTTGGGCTTGCGGAACTTATGGCACTAAGGCGAAGAAAGCAATTGAACTCAGAAGCAAAGGCTATCCGATTATGATACTAAAAGAAAAGGATGTGCAGTTATGATAGAGCAGGTAGCATTATTTGAAAATGAACCCGAAGATTTAGATTGTAAAACTACTTTAGAAAACATAATAATCACAGTTTCAGCAAAATGGAAATGTTCAAACGGGCTTTTCAGCATACAGGAAAACAAAAGCAAAGACAAACTTACCGGGTATTCGATCTATTTTGAAAAATGCCTTTTCTTTAAAGTGAATACAAAATTCACGGTAATTTCTTGCAATAAAAGAGTTTATGATACACTTGAAATATCTCCTGCAAGCACCAAATTGCTGAAAAGCCCTCAGAATTTCATACAATGTACATTCCACACAAAAAACGAAGCTGTAAAAGCTGCTGAACTTATTACTGATGAGAATGTCAGAATATTTGAGCCAACAGAGCATTTTGGATGTTGCGGATTATATTTGAAGTGTTCAGATGCTAAAAAGTGCTTGCACCCGGATATAATCCGTTCTAAATCCTGCTATTACAAAAAGAACTTAGAAAGCGGCAAGATATTCTACGGCAAGAACGCAAATATATGAATATTTTATGCTACTAAAGGCGGGTACATAGGAGGTCAGAATGGCACGGATAAAAAACAAAGCCCGTGATGACGGGCGCTTGCAGTCTAAGGTGTACATCGGCACCAAGAACGGCAAGAAACAGTATAAGTATGTGTACGCTACAAGCACGAGAGAGCTTGAGCAGAAAGTACAGGAGCTGAAAACAAAACTAAATAAAGGTCTTGACCTCACGGCCGACCGTGATACTTTCGGCTATTGGGGCGAGAAATGGTTGAAACTGAAAAAGATAGAAGTATCGGTTAAACGCTATGAAGCATACTCAAAGCGTTTTGAAAATCTTGAACCTATACACGATTTTAATATATCTAAGCTGAAAGCTACAGACATTCAGGATATTATACTTGACTGCGCCGATGAGCCGTCTGAAAAGACCGGAAAACCATACGCAAAACAAACACTGATTGAAATCCGAAATGTCGCAAAGCAGATCATACAGCTTGCGATTGAAAATCGCGTGCTTGACTATAACTGCGCATCTGCGGTAAAGATACCTAAGACGGCAGAAAAATCCACTCGTAGAGCTCTGACCGAAGAGGAACAGTCCTGGATAACTGATACTCCGCACAGAGCACAGACAGCCGCTATGATTATGATGTATGCAGGTCTGAGAAGGGGGGAGCTACTTGCTCTGACGTGGCAGGATATTGATCTTGATGCGCATACTATAAAGGTTGAACGCTCTGTGTCGATGATAAAAGGCAAGCCACACATAAAAGAAGGCGGCAAAACTGATGCGGCGACAAGAACAGTATATATCCCCGGTAAGCTTGTCAACTACCTTAGAAACATTGCACACAGTCCGCTCGGACTTGTGTGTCCCACAGTCAAAGGCTCTTTGATGACCGAAACGGGATTTAGCCGTATGTGGGCAAGCTATCTTAATGATTTAAACATCAAGTACGGTGACTGGGCAGACTGTATGCAGACAGGCGGAAAATGTCCGTCAAAGTATGCGCCGATAGAAAAGCCGTTCTTGATACCTCGTATCACTCCGCACTGGCTCAGACACACTTTCATCACTTTGATGTACCTTGCAGGTGTAGATGTTTTGACGGCAAAAGAGCAAGCGGGACATGCTGATATAAAAACTACGATGGCTATATATACACACCTTGATGAAAAATACAAAAAGAAAAGTATCAACAAGCTGGACGAGTACCTTGAAAGCATAAGTTAA